CAGTGGTAAACGGGCCTTGGAAATTTACCGCATCAAAACTCATTTGAGTGGTACGGTCAATCAAACACACATTATGCAATATTGTGGTTCCGTTGCCCGAGTTGGCTGTTTTAAATGCCATACTCATGATTTCAATATTCTGCGGAGGGATAGCACCATTGGTGCCAATGTTTACACCTGTTTGCTGTAAACTATCTGATGTTTGTACCACATACGTTGGCAACGGTTGTTCTTCCCAGTATACAGAGTCTGTTGGTAAAATTGCACTACCAGGGTTAGCGGGGTCTTCTGCTGGTACAGTTACTTTTGCACGATAATATTTGCTGTTATTTGTGTAATATACCATGACTCCGACAGCATACGGAGTCAATGTTACCCAATTGTTGACTTGAAAACTAATAATGCTGGAGTCTGCGCCTTCGCCATACAGCTGAGCAAATGGTGGCACAAGAATTGTTCCAGTGACCAAATATGTTCCTGCTGGGAAGAATAGGCTTCTTCGAACTTGCGTGTTATTTTGGCGACAGTACAATTGATATAATGCACGATTGATTGCCGCAGTGTCATCTGTTACGCCATCGCCTGTTACACCAAAGTCTGTAACAATGGCATAGCTGTCTAGTCTACTTTGTATACTCTGTGTGGCCGGGGAGCCCGACGTGGCTCCTGTTTGTACTGTGTATCCGGCAGCATCGCCTTGATAGGTATATGCTGTGACATAACTCAACAGGTCTGAAAACTCTGTTAAAACTTCTGTGTTACCAACAACAGGTGCGCCTTCGGCTAATTCGCCGTTGCCGATGTACAGTTTACGCTCGTCAATGGCCCATCCAAGTTCAGCACCGGCCAATGGCGCGGGTAGGTCCTGTGCTAGACCTTTGCGTTGGGTAATTCTAGATATTTGTAAAATGGCCACGGTGAATCCTCAATTGATCACGTATTTAGCAGATAGTACTGCTCTACCTTGCGCCACCATAAATCTCTGTATTTGTCGTACTCTGTGCCTTCAAGCACAAACTCCTGATATTCTGGGGGTTTAATGATATTGAACTGTTCGTCAAGATCAGGCTTGACACACATGAGAATCACGCCCTTGCGAATTCTTGTGCCGTGCAATTCATTATGTGCTTCTGCATACGCACACAACTGCACAAAGTAATCATCAATCCATTCACGCTTCTTGGGCTTGTTGGTTTGCTTGTAGTCTAGTATGGCTTCTTGGTTTAGGTGTATGCCGGCGCCATCTGTTGTGCCTGCATAGATGCTGGGAAAGTACAACGGAACTTCAATCCCCCAAAACTCACTTACGTTTTTTAAACCTTTGTCTACTACCACCTTGGCCATGGCATGACTAGGCCAAGTGTAGGGATTGCTTCCGGGATCTTTTATCTCTCCGTCACGCACATACTGCTCAAGATACGTGTGCATACGTGTGCCGCGGTTGGCAGCTTCCGTAGTGATCTGCTGTGCTTTTTCTGCACCCACACTACGTCGCCAGCGAGCAAGTGCTTCTTTGCTTTCTTCACTTTTGGTTTTGTCAAGTATGGTAGTCACACTAGGAAGGTTCTGGCCATCTGGTGTGGCATAGAAACGCTTGCCCTCTAGTACCACACGTGGGATGGGCTTGTAATCAAATTTTGGATTGTACAAATTTATACTCGGAAAGATTCGCCGCAACCACAACGGTCACGTTCGTTTTTGTTGATAAATTCAAAGCCTTCATTAAGGCCGTTTCGTTTGAAGTCGATGATTAGTCCGTTAAGGTACGGTAAATTTTTTGGATCTATGAATACTCTGACACCGTTGCTATCGTAATGTTGTACACAATGCAAGTGAGGGTTATCTACATATTCTAACACATAGGCCAGACCCGAGCAACCTGTAGTTTTAACACCAACTTGAATGCCTTGGCCACGACCACGTTTGGCAATACTTTTTTTAATTTTAGTGGCTGCTAGTTCTGTTACAGAGATCATAATACTGTGATGTCTTGGCGCCAGGGCTTTTTCAGGTCGGTAAAAGTAATAGGCTTGTAGTCATATGATTCTGGACAAAACTTACATTGATCAATCATGTTGTCGATATTGCCCAAGAACTCAGCGCCGCGGGTGTCAAATTCGTCAATGGCTAGTGGTTGATAACCTCTCATTAACAAGCGGTCTTCATCTGAGATATCAAATTGATACTGATCATCAAATTCTGGCATCAAGGCGGCAGGACCACACTTGTAGATCTTGCCACGTATCATGTGGTAGTTCTTAAAGCGAGCAAATGCACAATTGTCATGTGCCTTGACAGGATCGCTATTGTACAGCCCAAATCGTCCATTGGGCAATTCCAAGATATTGCTTTGCACAAATTTGTTGCTCATCCAGGCATGCACATAGTTTTTGTTTACGTCTGTGAACTGAAAGTCGGATCCAATGGGGTGATTGGGATCACTGGTTTCTACAATGGGTGCTGTCAAGAAGTTTCTGATGCGTGAAAAGATTTCTTCTTTGTCGTCGGGATTGTGTATGCTGATACCAATCCAGTGTCCTTGACCGTTGCCTAGTGCTTCGTACAAGCCCTTGACCTTGTCAATGCGTGTGCCGTTGCTTTGAATTTGTACACCTGAATGATCGGGCCATAAACGTTTTAGTCCTTCGACCCACTTGTTGATTTCCGGATTAAGCAAGGGCTCTCCGCCAAGTATTACAGGATGTCGAATATCAATTTTCTCTGCCCAGCGTTCTAATATAGGGCCATATTCGTCCCAACTTTGCCATCCAGAGAATTTATAATTGTTGTAGCGATTACAGCCAGTGCAGGTCAAGTTACAAACATTTGTAACATAAAATTCCAGTTTATCAATTAAGATGCGTTGTGTCATGTTTCTTTCGGTAGTCTTCAACTGCGGCTTTGATAGCATCCTCGGCAAGAATACTACAGTGTATTTTTACAGGAGGTAGGGCTAATTCTTCAGCAATTTCAGAATTTTTAATTTGTGAAGCATTATCTAATGTCATGCCTTTGACCATTTCGGTGATCAAGGAACTTGATGCAATGGCTGACCCGCAACCATATGTTTTAAATTTTGCATCTGTAATTATTCCATCTACTACTTTGATCTGTAATTTCATTACGTCGCCGCAAGCAGGTGCGCCAACCATGCCAGTACCAATATCAGTATCGCTCTTGTCAAAAGATCCCACGTTCCTGGGATTTTCATAGTGATCTACAACTTTGTGTGAGTATGCCATATTATTGTGTACAAGTTCTTTCTCGGTATGTTCGACCATCCGGTGTTTGGATTTCTTTCCAAGGCGTGCATGATTCCTGAGGCACGTAAATAGGTTGCTGTTGGATCACAACCGTTTCTGCTTGCACAGGTCGATTAGCAATTGCGGCACCCACTACACCACCAATGATTAACGGAGCGACCCAGCCGCTATGACCGTAGTATCTGGCATGGCCGTGATGTCTATGGCCATGGTTCCAGTGTTGTGCTAGTGCGGGCACAGTGACCATCAACAGTGCTAGTGAAATTAAGATCTTTTTCATTGTGATCTCCTTTGAGTTATTATACTATATATAACGCCTGCGGTCAACCAAATGTTGACAGTTTTGATTAAACGCCTCGGGATTTGTTCATTGCCGATTTAGCGGCATTGGCAACTATGTCTTGTGCTTTGTTCACAGGCATGTCAATCGGTTGGGCCGGCTCGCCTTCGCCTTTGAATATGATCTCAGTAGCATCTGGTGTAATAGGCTCTAGTACCGAACTTAGTGGAGGTTGTCCAACTATTTCTTCAATGTTGTCTTCAGTAACATTGATGCCTAGACTTTGTGCTAGGCTAATAAATGCGTCACGAGAAATTTGTTTTTGAGCGCCTTCGTCTTCTGCACGACCGGCAAGAAAATTAACCAGCCCTAACAGTTCGTCGGGGCTGGGAGTTGAGGATTCCGTTATGAATTCACGGAATCGCATTATCTACGTGCTCGACCCAGACCAGCGCCGCCTGCTTCTGCTTCTGGTTCTGCAGGCATTTCGCCGCCCATTTCGGGAGCAGGCGCAGCCATCGCGGCTTGTGGATCAACTGCGCCGGGTGGCGGAGCACTGGCCATGCCAGCATCTGGTGGCGGTGCCTGGCCTGTTACTACCCCAAGAGACAGATCTAATGCGGCCTTGGCACTTTGAAGATTTTGCACTAGTCCCGCAAGAGCGGCTGTGGCTTCAGTATTGAATTGTGTGGCCTGATCCATGCCCACTTGGTTCTTGATAGAGTCTACTAGAGCTGGCAATTCTTTAAACTGTAGTTCAGTTACATCTTCCAGCATGCCTTGCATCTTGTCAACCATATCTTGTGCGGCCAATACCACTTGAGCTTGTTGAACTTCCGATTCATTTAATCGAGTCATTACGCGACGCAGTCGACTTTCGGCCTGCATCATTGCGGCACCAGCCACTAGCTTTTGTTCTTCAGGTGTTAATGTCTGACCCGCTGTGCTCTTTTTCAAGGCAGCAGCCAATTTGGGATCTTTGACTTGTACAGTGGCAGGTTGTGCAGG